AGTGGAATGTAGACGGCTCTGACGGTCAAGGCTTCATCGCCCATGAGTTGCAAGAGGTGGTTGAGGGCTGCGTCACTGGCGAAAAAGACGCTGTAGAAACCTACACAGACGAAGACGGCAACGAGGCTACACGCCCCGTCTACCAAGGCATCGACACCAGCTTCTTGGTCGCCACACTGACAGCGGCAATCCAAGAGCAGCAAGCCCTCATCACAGCCCTGACAACCCGCATCACCGCACTTGAAGGAGCAGCAGCATGAGCAGCATTGCAGTAACGGCCTCGGCAACCGGCACGGGTACAGTGTCTTTGGTTGCCCCTGTCACAAACTCAGATCGCACAATTACTTTGCCAGATGCTACTGGCACGCTTGCTTTGTATGCAAATCCTCAAGCAACCGTATACACAAGCGGCTCAGGCACATACACGGTTCCTACAGGAGCCAAGTATTTGACCGTAAAAATGGCTGGTGGCGGTGGCGGCGGCGGCGCTGGAACGCAAGGCGGGGGTGGCAATGGCGGCGCAGGAGGAACGACAACTTTTGGGAGTTCTTTGTTAACTTGTACTGGTGGTGGTGCTGGTCTTGCCGGTTCTTCTGGAGGCAATGGTGGTTCTGCTACAAATAATGCTTCAGGCCTTGCTTTATCTGGCGGCGCTGGTTCTGCTGGGGGATACAACAGAGCATCAAACGGCGCTAACTTAAGATTTGGCTTTGGTGGAAGTAACGCGTTTGGCGGCGCAGGACTCGCAAATACTGGAAATAACGGTGTTGCAGGCATTCCAAATACTGGCGCTGGTGGAGGCGGCGGCGGTACAGATTGGACATCTACAGGAGAAGGCGGCGGCGGCGGCGGCGCTGGCGCTTATATTGAAGCATTGATTACCAGCCCCTCGGCTTCATATTCTTATGCAGTTGGCGCAGCGGGAAGCGGTAGCAGCGGCTCAAGCACAACTGGGGCTGCTGGTGGTTCTGGCGTAATCTTTGTGACCGCATTCTTTTAAGGGTTAATCATGCAAAGATATGCAATCGTTAAAGATGGGGTTGTTTTAAATGCGGTGGAATACGCAGAACAACCGATAGGTACGCCGCCTGCTTTTGAAGAAGGCTCGGTAGCAATTCCAGAACTTTGGGCTTCTGTTGGTTGGCTTTACGCTGATGGCGTCTTCACTGACCCCAATCCACCACCACCATATGTTGTGCCAACCACTGAGGAGCAACTAGCATGACCGTAGCAGTAAGCGGTGAGAGCATCACCTTTGCAGACAGCAGCGTACAGAACACCGCTGCCACGGGCTTCGGCTTCAAGAACCGCATCATCTAATATGTACGGACGTATCTACTGTGTTACTAATTTGATTAACAATAAACAATATGTTGGTCAAACAATTACAAAGCATTCACGGCATGGGCATGGACACGCAATGAAGAAAGCCTACAAAAAGCATGGCTTTTATTCGTTTGAGTATGCTTGTTTAACTGAAGGTGAATTATCTGAAATGCAGATGGATTGCTTTGAGAAGTTTTGGATTGCTGTACTTGCTACTAAGACTCCACTAGGCTACAACTTAGAAGATGGTGGTAGACGAGGTAAGATTGTTAGCCATAAGCCAAACTTAGGTAGAACAGTTTCTTTAGAAACACGCAAGAAGATGAGTGAACAACAGAAACGCCATTGGGCTAATGTTCCAGTTCATCCAAACAAAGGTAAGAAGGCTTCTGCTGAGAGCAGAACTAAAATGTCAGAAAGTCACAAGAATCAAGTGCAGTCTGATGCTACTAAACTTAAACGCTCTGAATCAATCAAAGCATGGCATAAACAACGCAAGGAGCAAGCATGTCTATTAGCGTAGATGGAACAAATGGGGTTACATACCCTGATCTATCTGTTCAGAAAACAGCCGCAACTGGTTTCGGTTTTAAAAATCGTATAATCAATGGAGGGTGTGTGATTGACCAGAGGAATGCTGGGGCGAGTGTTAGCACTTCAAGCGGGACTTCTATTTATGCAGTAGATAGATGCAAAATTTACTACACGCAAACTTCTAAATTTACAGTCCAACAAAATGCTGGTTCAGTAACACCTCCAAGCGGATTTATTAACTATGTCGGCGCGACATCTTCTTCTGCTTACACGGCAGGTTCTACTGACCGCTTTATGGTCGGATTTCCCATTGAAGGTTTGAATGTTGCTGACTTGGGATGGGGGGCGGCTGGTGCTTCAACCGTTACCATATCTTTTTGGGTTCGTTCTAGCTTAACCGGAACATTTGGTGGTGCGGTAGGAAATAACGCTGGGGATAGAAGTTACGCATTCACCTACACAATATCTTCTGCAAACACTTGGGAATATAAAACCATAACTATTGCTGGCGATACTACAGGCTCTTGGGCTAAAGATAACAACGGTGGCATTTTTCTGTATTTGAGCATTGGTGCTGGCTCATCTGTCAGCACTACTGCTGGTTCATGGCAGTCTGGATTTTATGTATCAGCCACAGGCGCAACCAGCGTAGTCGGCACAAACGGAGCAACTTTCTACATCACAGGCGTACAGCTTGAAAAAGGCAGCACAGCCACATCGTTTGACTACCGGCCATATGGGACGGAACTGCAATTAGCACAACGGTATTTTACAACTTCATTTCAAAGTGGTGGTACGCCAGCTAGTCCTGATAGCTTGTCTGTTACACAAACAGGGGCACAATTTACAAACTGCAACTCTGTTAATGCCGCATCCGTTAATTTTACTGTGCCAATGCGAACCGCGCCAACAGTTTCAATCTACGCCCCGTTAACAAGTCCGGCTGTTGGCAGAGTTAGAAAATCCGTAGATGGTTTTATATTTACCAATGGGGCAGCGGCTTTTATTGGCGAAAGAAGTTTTATTCCCAGCGGGGGCGATGCCAATAATCCTTTTCAGTATGGCTGGGTAGCCAGCGCGGAGTTGTAAAATGTACAAATTACTAGAAATTAACGGCGATAAATTGGTTCAACGCACAGAAGATTGCGCTTGCATCCCCTTCGACCCAGCCAACACAGACTACCAAGAGTACTTGAAGTGGCTGGCAGAGGGCAACACGCCCGAACCTGCTGACAGTACGCCGTAAACCTGCGAAAATACCCCGAACCTGAGACATTTATGGCTGATTACACAAGACTTCGTTCTCCATTTGCTGGAATGTCATTTACTCCTGACGTTCCTAGCAATGCGCTTGGGCCAACTGAATACAACAACGGCCTGAACGTAGAGGCTGATGTTCGTGGTATTAAGAAAATTTATGGTGAGCAGGAAATCCTGTCTGTCATTCCAGGTAACCCTATTTTTATCGATGGCGGCTTTAGATCTCAATCTGTCTGGGTTTATATCGTAGCTACCCGTGAAGGCAAGTGGTACATGGTTACCGCCTCTGGTGTGACTAACATTACCCCAGGTGTGGGTGCTAATCCCAATGTGGCCTTGTCTGGCTACTCTGACAATACAAACATTACAAGTTCCTGTGTTGGAACAGTATTTTTTATTGATGACGGTTTACGCGCTCCGATGTATTACCTTCCAACAGCAACAGAAATCTATCTTTATGATGCTGCACCTGATAACTATGTGTGGAACTATGATGTTGGCGTTTCTGCTACCCGTGCAGGGTTTGTACGCAACTTCTGCTCTCCCAATGTGGGAAACATCCTCGTTGCTGGGAACCTGACAAAAGATTTCACTGCTACAGGTACAACTGTTAACTATCCAACCACCATCAGGTGGTCACAAGCTTTTGCTAATACAGGTGTTCCTGCTACTTGGGAGCCTACTCTTTCAAACATTGCCAATGAGCAAGAGGTTCCTGTTAGGGGCCCATTGGTTGATGGTTTCTTTTTGGGTGCAAACTTTTACCTTTGCAGCTATTGGGATACCGCAGTAATGACTCCCATTGCCTACCAATCTACAACAGCACCGATATTTGGTGTCCGGTTGTACAACCAAGGCAGGGGTTTGATCAACAATAACTGCTGGTCTAACACTGATTCTAATGTCTACGGTGTGGATAGCCGTGATATCTGGGTGTTTGATGGAAACCAGTTCACTCCTTTGGGCAACCAAAAGGTACGGGATTACTTTTACCGGAATTTAAGCCCGACCTATTCTGACCGTATTTTCATGGTCAACAATACCCAGAAAAACCAGATTGAGATCTACTATCCTGATTTGGACTCTACTGGCTGGTGCAACAAGATGCTGTCCTGGCGCTATGACCTAATGCTGTGGAATGCTCCAAAAACCATTGCAAATGCTTGCCATGCCACAGAGTCACCAGTGTTCATCAATGGGGCCTTTAAATATGCCTCTAGAACGGTCACATACGCCCGTGGAAGCACTGCAAGCCAGAGTTTGATACAAACTAACGTAGGCAACAGTTTTATCAACTCAGCGCCTATTCCAGCGTTGTTTGAACGTACCAACATGTCTTTGTCAACAGACAAGGGCCCTGTACCGTACAGTTCCAAGGTCTACATCCACAGGATGCTGCCTGAAGTCTCTGGTACTGGAACAATCAACATTACTGTTGGTGGTGCGAATTCCACTGCTCAAACGCCCACATACGGTCAAGTAGGCACTGTTGACATTGTTACGGATACGCCCTGGGTGACTACTCAGCAAAACAATGTAAGAACGGTTGCTGTCAAAATTGAGTCTAATGATGCTGTTAACACTTGGAATGTGACTGCCCTTAACTTCCAAGCAACCCTTGTTGAGGATTCCTTCTAATGCCTTTCGCTCTTGACGGCAATCCTACAGTTAGCGAATTAGCTGAGGCGGTTAACTACATCCTTGTTAACCTGAATTCAGGCATTCCCGCCCAATCATTAGCCGTTTCCAACAATACGACTACTGGGTTTATTTCCAATTCATATGGGGACATTCTTTCATATCAATACCGATATATAGACATCAAATACGCTGATAGTGTTGCTGGTGCTAACTTCAGCGACAACCCTGCTGGTAAGTTGTTTTTTGGTATCCGCAATGACAATACTGCTGCGGAAGACACAAACCCTGCTTCATACACTTGGTTTCAAGTAACCAATGGTTTTGGTGGTTCTAAATTACTTTGGATTCTTGTCCAAGGTGGCCGAAGCATCAGTTACGCTGTGTCTGAAAATGCACCAGACAGCAACCCATTGTGGATTGTTGCTCCTAATCGTTCCATTGATTTGGACGGTGCATTTGTTGGCTACAAACAGTACATGACTATCCGGTACGCTACCAATTCAATTGGCACTGCTGGATTTAGTTCTTCTCCAACAAACGCAACCTACTATGGAATTGCTACTGGAGATGAGCCAACTGTCATTACAGACCCAACATTATTTGAATGGTCGCCCTGGGCATTTGGCACAACAGACAAAGTCTTTTACCGTGTGTATGGTGGCCGCAATGTATCTATTGAGCCAGCTACTTTCCAGCCATTAGGATATATCCCATACACAGCAGATGCTGTCAATCTGGATGTATTGACATTGGGTGCGATCAACACAGTTGCAGTAATTTCTGAAACTCCATTGATCATTCAGTCGCCGTTCAGGTACATGCTGATTAGATATTCCAATGACATTAATGGAACCGCAAGTACAACTGATCCAGCAGGGAAAACATTCTACGGATTGCAATCTTCTGATGTTTTAACCTTTGACAACAACCCATTAGATTACACATGGTTTTCTGCTGGGGGTACGTTTGTTACTGATGTAAATTTATGGACTAGATCTGCAACAGGTAACAATGTCCAATTCAGCCTGACATTGCAAGCCCCTGACTCAAGTGGTTGGCACAATGCTTTGTATCAAACTGATTCAGACATTCCGTATGTAGATGTGTATGCCAGAACAGGCACAGTTGTTACTGACATTACAAGTCCTGCTGATGGACGTATTGGTTACGCAACATCAACTGCAAATGGCGTTATTAATTTGAACCTTGATCCGTATGGTCAGGGTAAGACTACTAACGGGTTTACATTTGATCCGGCTAGTACCGCTGAGATTGTTGTTGACCAGTTTGGCCGTGTTCAGCAAATTGGTGCTATAGATCAGGTTCGATACAGTTCCATGATCACTTATGCAACTGCTGGTCAAACGGTATTTACTTTCTCAAACAACCAGACCAATCAATTGATGGTTTTTAGAAATGGTTTGTTTTTAAAGCCAGGGACTGATTACACAAGGACAACAACCAACTTTACATTGACTGACGCATGTACAGTAAATGATGTTGTCGCAGCCTATTACATCAGGCTAATTTCAGCAGCTACATCTTTAGACCAAACTCCATTTGTCACTTCATTTGTAGCATTAACTGCTGGTCAAACTGAAATTACAACTGCTTTTGCAGATGGATCTGAACTACTTTTCTTGAATGGCGTTTTGCTTGTTGACAGTGATTACACATATGTTGGTAATAATCAAGGTTATATTCTAAAACAACCAGCCGTAGGTGGAGATTTAGGAATTGTTTCTTTTGCATTTAACAATAAAAATGCTTTGATTTTTTCAGAGAATTACACAGAAACACAGTCTTCAAGTTCAAACATAGTATTCCCTACATCCTTTTTCAGAAACTCTTCTTTGATTTGGTTTAACGGTGTTTTGTTGCGGCCTTCTGCTGATTACACAATACCTGGAGCCGGAACGCTTTCTTTCAATTACACGCTAATTGGTGGTCTAGGCTATTCTGGTCAACCATCCCAGTTTTGCTCATTTGCCAGTTCAGGTGAGGCTTCTGTGTCTTCTTTGAACTCTGCTGGTGTTGCTGGTATGGACATGCCTGTGTTTATTGAACATCAACCTACAATGCATGAAATGTTCGCTGAAATGAGAAAAGAGATTAAAAAGTTGAAATCTGACATTAAATTACTCAAAGGCAAAAAATGACGCAAGCAATTAATTTAGGCAACTTTTCCAACAACTTAGACAGTGCTGGTGGAGTTAGCCCTAACGCTCTTAATTCTGCCGTTCCTGTTGCCAAAGGTGGAACTGGCGCAACTACGGTTGCTGGTGCTATTGCCGTACTAGGGCCCTCACTTTACCCTGTAGGATCTATCTACATCAATGCGGGAGTAGCCACTAACCCAGCCACTTTGTTTGGCTTTGGTACTTGGACTGCCTTTGGTGCTGGTCGAGTAATGGTGGGCTTGAATGCCGGTAATCCATTATTTGATACTCTTGAAGAAACCGGTGGTAGTGCAGACGCTATTGTTGTCAGCCACACCCACACAGCTAGTGTTTCTGATCCAGGTCACGCACACACCTATGATCGTCCATTAGGACAGGTTGGCTACACACAGGGTGGCAGTCAGTCTGTTCCATATCCTCAATCAGTATCAACAAGTACTGCGTCTACTGGCATTTCAGTGACCAACAGCACCACAGGTTCTTCAGGCACAAACGGTAACTACCAGCCATATATCACTGTATATATGTGGAAACGAACAGCTTAAAGGGGATAATTATGGGTGGTTCTACACGACAATCTTCACCAACGCCAGGAAGCGGTAAGGGCTTAATAGCTTCAGTAGCTAATGCCCAGCCTAAATATGGAGATCCCCAAACAGGGGGGCCTCAAATGCAACCGGCTGTAATGCCTCAGCCTAATGACGCTCAAAATACAATTATGGGCGGGTCAGAAGCTGATGGCTATGGTCAACGCAGAGGCATGGCTTACCCAAATACGATCAATCAGTGGGATAATCCACAGCAATCGATTCAAAAGCAGATGCCATATGGCAAGGGCTCTTCAACGGCATCATCCAAATTGCCAAGCCCACTGACAAACAACTACTCTATGGGTGGTAAAGGTAAAGGAGCGTAATCATGGGTGCAAGTAAAGGTTCGCAAAGTACACAAGTACAAATGACCCCTGAGCAGCAGAGGCTGCTTGGCGCTCAAACTGACTTCCTAACGGGCACAGCATACCCCGCATACAAAGAAACACTTGGTGGGGCTAAAGATGTATTAAGCCAAACAAGAAATCTGGCCTTACCGGCAGCAGAAAATGCAATGAATGTTGCAAGTCGTACTGGTGGTCTACAAGAAGCTATTGGAGCCGGTAGTGCTTTAACAGGTGCTACAGGTCTAGCTGGTTTATTTGACCCACAATACGAACAAGAACAAGTTGAAGCTTCTTTGCAAGCTGGCCGTGAATCTGCCCGTGAATCTCAAGCTGGTCAGAATGCCATGTATGGTGGTGCTGGCAGTCTTGGTAGTGCTCGTATGGCACTTGCTGATAGAAACTTGTCCGGTCTTAATGCACAGCGTCAAGCTACGGCTGCGGCTGCTGCTAGGGCTGGTGTACAGGCTAACAAGGCTGCTGCATCACAAGCACTGCTACAAGCTGGTCAAACTGGTTTAACAGGCGCTCAAACGGCTGCTGCTGGTCGAGTGGGTCTTGCTGGAACGCCACAAGACCTTTATGCTAAATATGCTCAAGTGGTGTTTGGCACTCCACAAGCTTCTACTACGCCTAACTTTGCTGGTACTCAAGGTGGTACAAGTCAAGGTAAGAGTATGAAAATTTAAGGGTGATATATGGCTACTACTAATCCGTTTGGCAACCTTGGTCTTAGCTACATGGGAGCTGAGACAGGCATGGGTGACAAAATTGGTGAGGCGATCAAAGCTTTTGGAACCGCCTATCTTTTAAATGCCAGTGGCCTTCAAGGCTTCATGGATAAGAAAAAGGCTGAAGTAGGCGCTGTACCTAAAGCTGCTGTACCTGGTGCTGCTGTTCCTACGGCTGCTACTGGTGCTGTTCCTGCTGCTGTTCCAGCCCCTATGGGTGCAATGGTTCCTCCAGGTGCTATTCCTTTTCCTGTTAACAATCCAAATATTTTTACACAACCTCTACCTTCATTTGGTACAACTCTTCCTTCTCCGGTTACTGATGATGAGGCATTGGATGTTTTGCGTAGTGGAATGATCAGACAGTAAAGGTTTTTAAAATGGCTGAAGTTTTTACTCCAAATGCCCCAGCAGAGCGTGTTGAGGCTGACAACACGATTGCTTTTAACAACGCTGTTAATAATCGTGATGAAAGATCTTTGTTAACAATTGCAGCCAATACAACTGGCACACCCATGTCAGAAGCTGCAACTTCAACAGCTATCAAAATTGGCGAAGGCAAACAGCAATTTGCTCAACTTATTGATCCTTTGGAAAAAAAGGGTGGGGTAGCTACGCCTGAAGGCCGTAAAGAAGTGGTCAACATTTGGAAAAGCACAATTGATAATCCTCAATGGGGCACTGCTCTTATTAAATATATCCTTGGCGACAAAGAAGGCGCTGCCAAACAAATTACTGGTGGCGATGTCAAAGAAACAATTGTTTTTGACAACAATGGTGTTCAGCTTAAAAAGCGTGTAAATGCTTTGGGCGAAACCTTAGAAGTTCTTGATTTGAAAACTGGCAAGCCTGTATTGCCAGAAGAATACAACGACAGAAAAATTGGCTTTACAGCTTACGGCGAAACTTTAGCTGGCAAGGTATCTGACATTGATATCAAGGCAAGAACAGAATCTTTGCTTGCTAACCAAAAAAAGAACAACGCATGGGCTGCAAAATTTCCAGTGTTAGGCGCTCAATTTCAAGAAATTAATGACAACCTGATGGAATTTCAAAGCCGTAAAGGTGATATTCCCGCTGATGTGTTTGCAAGAATAATGCGGTTTAACACTCAAGCACAGGGTACTTCTGCGTCTCAAGGCGAAACAAAATCTGTACTTGATCAACTCAGCAAAAATGCTGGGTTCCGTAGTGGTGAACAAGTTTCTAAATCTATTGCAAGTCAATTAGGTCTTGAAGGCGTTTGGACATTTAACGGTAAAGGTGGCATTACCAATGACAAAGGTGATACGCAAAGCCTTGGCGAATTGCAGCAAAAGAATGATTCCAAAACTATCAGCAATCAACGCAGTGAAGACCTCAAATCAATCAAAACTGATATTTTAAAATCTGAACAATTAAAAGGAGCAAGTGGAGATCTGCAAGCTAAGCTGTTGCGCTCTTTGGAATTGGCAGACAACATTGCAAGAACTACTGCTGAATTAAGTAAAGATGGAACTCCAACTTTCCTTTCTTTGCCAGCAGCTTTTAACATTGAAAACAAGCTGTCTCAAGGTCGCGCACAAGCATTGCAAGGCATGTTTAGTGCTGAAGCGATGGAAGAGTTTAAGGTTTATTACGACAAAGCCATCAAAAATTATGGTGCGGGTCAACGTCCTGAGCCTAATGAAATTGAGGCTAATTTTGTAAAAACTCCGGAATACAAAGCTTTGCAAAGTAAGTATGGAGCAAGAATTAAAGACGTAATGAATGAAGCACGTTTTGAAAGACCTTCTGCTCCTGCTGCACCTTCCAAAGCCGCTGCTAAACCACCTGTACAGATTCCCAAAGGTTACAAGAAAGTTGGGAAAACACCAGATGGCAAAGACGTCTATCGCACCCCTGAGGGTAAACAAGTAGTGGAGGAATAAATGGCTTTTAAAGAATACACAGGTGATGTTATTGCTGAAGAACCTAGTTCTTCTAAAGCTGTTCCTGCAACAAAAAAAGCTCAACCTACTGCTGTAACTGCACCAGCAACATCTGCGCCTACAGGATTTGGTTCTGCAACAGAACAATTTATTGAACAAAACACCCAAAAAAGGCAAGAGGAAAAAACAAAAAAGGAAGCTGAATCATTTGGTATCCCTGAATGGATGGTTGTTCCTCTTGCTGTAGGAGCCGGTGGTGCTGGAGCCTTGGCAGCAAAAAAGGGCATTGATTACTTTCGCAATCGAGGTAATGAGCCTGTTCGTATTGATCCTACTTTTGAGGGTGATGGCCTTACTGCGCCTAGCACAACAGACAGCATCAAAGAACAACAACTACGGGCTGCAAAACTGAGGGCAGACAAGCTTGAATTTCAATTGCAAGACATGCAATCAAAAGCTCAGGCACAAGCACAAGTAGCTGATGCGATTAAAACCTCAATGGTTCCACAGCCTGTTAACCTGACCCCTGCTGATGTAGCGGCAAGGGCTGCTGGGTTGCCACCACCTGTAACTGCCCCTGTAGCCCCTGTAGTGGCTCCTGTGGCCCCTGTAGCAGAGCCCAAGCTATCTACATTCAGTCAATGGGGTGAAGGCCCTGCTCCTGAAGCGGCTGCAAAAGTTCCTCCTCCTATGCCTGAAAACGGCATTACAAGGGCTACATTGCCTGGACAACAAGGAGGCCCTGGTGGCTCAAGTGCCAAGGCTCCTATGCCACCGCCTGTTGAAATTGCCAAAGCTCAGGTTGAAACACCAGTAAAACCGGTTGCTGCTTCTCCAAAACAACGCGCTGCAAAAACTACGATATCTTATAAAGATACCCCCGAGACTTGGCAAAAACTGACCAAGGAAGGAACAACATTTCTTCCAGGCTTTGGTGCTGGTGACAATAATTTGTACAACACCTATGGCGCTGAAGGTAGAAAAGCCATTCTGGAGAAATTCAACAATGGCAAACCTATTGGCGATTATGATAATTATTTAAAATTGAACAAGAAATTGGCTCAAGGAATTCCTATTAGTGATGTTCCTGCTTTAATGGAAAAACTTCCAGCAGAGGCAGACGCTGGTAACTATGGGAAGTTAGGCAAGGCTTTGAAAGTTGGTGGTATTGCTGGCTTAGGCTTGTCGCTTTCTGAGTTGGCTAATGCAAAATCCATTCCTGAATTCTTGCTGCGTAGTGGTGACATTGCTACTGATTACATCCCAGGAATAGGGCAATTCAAACAAGGAATGTCTGGTGGCACTTTAAGCTCCGGTACACTTGATAGCCCAGAAGCCCGTGAATTGTTTAAACGAGCAAAGCCTACCGGCGCTGTTCCTCCACCGAGATAGCACCATGAGTGAAATAAGCCATAGAGAAATCTACGACAGGTTGGTTACTCTTGAAACCAAAGTGGATCGTATTGACGCAAATACCGCTGGCATGGTCACAGCGTTTCAAGCTGCGTCCGGTGCGTTTACGGTGCTGGAATTTATTGCCAAGCTTGCCAAGCCTTTGCTATGGATTGCTGGCCTTGGCGCTGTCATTACTGCCTTCTGGGATAGCATCAAAATCCGATAAGGATTACCGATGTATCAGATGGGCTTGGTCACCTGATCGACAGCATGTCTGGTGCTTAGAATGGCGTAAAAAATGATAGATCCTCTAACAGCTTTAGCCGGTATACAAGCAGCAGTTGCGCTAATCAAGAAGGTTAGCAAGACTGTTGATGACGTATCGTCTTTAGGGCCTGTTTTAGGAAAATACTTTGACGCAAAGTCAACGGCCACCAAAGCTGCTGTTCAGGCCAAGAAATCAAAATCTTCTATGGGTACTGCCATCCAAATTGAGATGGCTTTGGATCAGGCTAGACGGTTTGAGGATGAGCTACAACTGCTGTTTATGCAGTCTGGCAAGATTGATGTCTGGAACAAGATCAAGTCTAGAGCAGCAGCAATGGATGCTGAATCTGCCCATGATGCTCGCAGAGAAAAAGAAGCAGCGGCAAAGCGCAAAGAAGAAGTCGATGAGGCCATCGAACTAACGCTGATGGCACTAGTCTTTTTTAGTTTGCTTGGCGTTATCCTTTACTTTAGCCTTGGCATCCTTGAGCAGCAAAGATGAGTGATGAGCGTTTAAACCTAGTTGACAAGGTGTTGGCGTATGTCAGCAGTCCTTTCAGGCTGTTTGCAATGGTTCTGATGGCCGTCCTGACCTTTGCAGGGTACTTTGTTTACACAAACCAAGACCTGTTAATTGGTGCGTACAAAGAATCCAAGAAGATTCCTACCATTGCTGAAGATCGTGTTGAAGACGCAGCAGCCCATCTATTTAAACAATCTGGCGCTTTGGTAGTGGCCGTGTTTAAAGTAAATAGTATGTTTGGAACCAGAATTTTGTATAGGGCATATGGGAAAAATGGCCGTGACAAGACAAATGACGGTTTAGACGTTGGTTTATTTACACAAAATGCTGCCAATAACGCTGATGTTGTTAAGCTAATGGCAAGTGAGATTCCTTGTGGAGAATATAAATCAGCCCAATCGGAAATGGGGCTTTGGTATATTGCAAAGGGGGTAGCTTTTACATGCCGTATAAGCGTTCCACCGGAGCCAGGAAGATTTGTTGGACAAATTACTGTTGGCTGGGCAACAGAGCCTGAAGATCTTGATAGTGCCCGTGCCATGCTACAAATTGCAGCAACTATGTTATCTAGGAGTAAACAATAATGGACTGGCTCAAACAAATTGCGCCCACAATTGCTTCAGCAATGGGTGGCCCTTTAGTGGGGATGGCTGTAGCTGCAATTAGCAAAGCCACTGGAGTCGATCCTACTGAAGTTAGCGATCTTATCGCAAACAACAAACTTTCCGCAGAGCAAATTGCCCAAGTAAAGATTGCTGAGATTGAACTTCAAAAGCAAGCGCAGGAGCTTGGCCTTAACTTTGCAAAGCTGGAAGTTGAGGACAGGAAGTCTGCGCGGGACATGCAAGCCGCCACGAGGTCAATTGTTCCCCCAGCCTTGGCTGCAATCATCACGGTTGGGTTCTTTGGTATTTTGGGAATGATGCTTTTTGGTAAGGTTGACGGCAGCAACCCAACAATCTTGATGATGCTAGGCAGTCTGTCAACTGCTTGGACAGGCATTATTGCTTATTATTTTGGTTCCTCTGCTGGATCTCAAGCAAAAACAGATTTACTCTCCAAAGCCCCTGCAATTAAATAAAGGAAATAATATGAAAGCCGGTTTGTATGCAAATATTAACGCCAAGCAAGATCGTATAAAAGCCGGATCTGGCGAAAAGATGAGAAAAGTTGGAAGCAAGGGGGCCCCTACTGCCCAAGCTTTCAAACAATCTGCCAAAACAGCAAAAGCACCTAAGAAAGCTAAGTAAATGAAAGAAAACTTTGAAAAAGCATTGGAATCTGTCCTCCACCACGAAGGAGGATTTGTTAACCATCCAAAAGATCCTGGGGGGATCACTAATTTAGGATGCACCAAACGGGTCTGGGAAGAATGGGTCGGCCATCCTGTTACCGAACAAGCCATGAGGGATCTGAAACCGGCTGATGTAGCTCCCCTGTACAAGAAAAAGTATTGGGACAAAGTCTCTGGTGACGATCTTCCTGCTGGTGTTGACTATTGCGTGTTTGATACAGCAATCAACAGTGGCCCAGGAAGGGCCGTAAAACTGCTTCAGGCATGCGTAAACGCTGAGATTGATGGGGTACTAGGCCCAAACAGTTTAAAGGCTGTAAACGCCTTTGACGTAGAAACACTAATTGAGGACTATTCCAAGCGCAGACTGTCGTTTTTGACGGAATTGTCTACTTGGGAGACATTTGGCAGGGGTTGGGCAAGGCGGGTCAACGAAGTCGAAGATGCCGCCTCTGGGATGATTACTGCTTAACAAAGACCCCATTGGGCATGAGAGTGCCCTTTCGGTTCTTGATTTCTTGATAAGACCCTTGGATACATTCGACCAAGCTTATGTCTTTCAAGGCGCAATAGTTAATCAGGCAGACCATCACATCACCAACAGCATCCTTGATTTCTGGCATTTCGCCTTTGATCTCTGCATCAGCTAATTCACCCATTTCTGAGAAAGCTTTCAATAGCTGGGTGTAGGGTTTGGCATTGGGAATGATCTTTCGGGCTTCTGCCCAGCGGATCACATCAATTTCAATCATTTCATAGCTCATATTTTTTCCAGGTTAGGTGGGGGTACTCGCTGCACTGACTGACCGCCGTTCCGCAATCCCCTGTACCAGCATCCGCTTTCCCCCCGAAAATCAAAAGTCTAGATCATTCAAGGCTTCTTTTTTAGGTGCTTTTGCCGGTGCTGATTGCTGCGCTTTCTTGATGATAGACGCATTGAATTTGTCACTGGCCCAGACATGTTTCCACCATGTGCCATCATCTTTTTTACGGGCTGGGTAGCTGACAAATTGCCCTTTGGCGCTGTCTTTAATGGAGCATCCTTTGATAGACAGGAAAGCTTCTGCTCCCTCCTCGCTATGCAAATTGATGTTAAATGATGGGTACTTGCCCTCATGGTGTTCAATGGAAATAAACATGTAAACCTTTACGCTGTGGGAATAATTTTGGCCTTTTTCAAGGCCGCTCTTGTAGTGGATGACATCTGAGATGCCAGCCAAACTCTTTGATCAGCTTCTAACTGCTGCTCGTCAATCATTGCAAGGGCTTCAACTGCTCTGCCCTCTTGCACCAAACTTTCACTGGACTGTGCCAAGTCTCTTAGGAAGTCTTTTATGTCATCAGGCAGATCGTCACCAATGCCACCCCTAGGTGTATGCCTGACGCTGCCTTTTGTTGCATAGGTATCTGTGTCCTGCTCGTTCTCCCGCTCTGGCTTTTGCGGGAGATCTTCACCGGCATAGATGTACAGACCCAGACCATGCAATGACAGGGCTTTAGTCATGCACCGCATGATGGCCGTGTTGACAGCAAATGCATCAGGGTTAGGGATAGGTTTGTTTCTGTAATCCATCACCGGAAGCATGCATGTCATTGGTTTACCAAAGATGGTTACTGTTACCCAGACCATGCCTGTACCGTTGACATCCATGTAGCACTTGCCATCGAACAACTCGACCTTGAAGGTGGCTTGAGGGTCTGCCTTGAGTGCTTCTGCCCATGCCCATGCCCATGACAGGTAGGTTAGATTGTTCTTTTTTTCAGTGTGATCATTGACATTGAGTGCCAACAGGTTTTCGATAGTCATTGTTGATTCCTATGGTGATGCCACTCGTACTCTTCTTCAGCAATGCGCTGCTGTGTTTCATCATCCATGTCTTTGAATGCAACCCAGTGGTTTTCTTGGCAGCAACCGATCTGGTCGCCTCTGAGGTTTAAGCAATAAGCGCAATATTCCACATTGGCTTGCTCTTCCTTAAATGCAATTAGAAAGTGATTCATTTCCTACTCCAATACACCGCAAAACAGCGGCATGACAACGACTATAAAGGAAAAAAAGGTGATTTATCTAGGGGTTTTCCCTAGTGCAAAACTTGTTTTTTCTTGCTAATCTGATGGCATGAACACACAACTCATTGAAGAAGAAGTCGCCTACTTGATGGTGGTACAAGCTACCAACTACCTTGAAGGCATTGTGCAAAATCCAGAAGACCTGGACGCAGCTATATGCGCTGTGCTAGCTCGCGCTCTTGAAGTGGCTAGCAATCGAACCCTAAAACCTATCTATGAAATCTTTGAAGCTACCCAGCCCGTTTGACATCTCCCAGCCTTCAACGCTGTTTAACAAACGGCAGAAGACCGTAATGAACAAGCTTGCTGTTACGACAGACTCCAAGATACGAATCTTTTCAGTCTATTCAAAAGCCAAACCCTTTGGAGACAAATGATGGAATTCACCGACCTTTTTAGACTGTTCACAAAGTCAGGCATGCCTCTTGACCCTGAGACAAACACTTTTCAAGCTGGCCCTGCTGAGATGGCGCGTCTACAAACTAACCTAGAAGAATTTCATGAAGAGGAAGAATTTTTTAAGACACGATTTGGAGATGACCTGTGAGCAAAGGCAGCACACCCCGTCCTTTCAGCGTTAGCAATGAAGAGTTCAGCAAATCATGGAACGCTATTTTTAAAAAAGAAGTCTGCCCAGAGTGCCAATCTATGCACTGGAATCATGCACATGCAACAAGCGCATGCGGTATGGAGGCTGACTACAAACTTTGCGAAGATTGTGGTCATCGCTGGGATATCGGTTAAGATTTACGAAACTCGGCTATCTCAGGCTTGATCACCTGGGAGAAAAGTGTATCTCCCACCTGCCGTTGTTTTTTTTTGGAGATTTGCGAGAAAGATAATCATGAGCATCATACGATCCCCTCGTAGAGATCGGAATTTCACCATCATTTCAAATGCTGTTTGCTTAGATCAGCGTCTGTCAATGAGGGCTTTAGGAGTTCTGGTTCGACTTTTATCCCGTCCTGACAATTGGAGTACCAACAGTGACACGCTAGCCCGTGAATTTGGCTGTGGGCGCGATCAAATGCGAGGTGTATTGAGCGAACTTTCAGAGGCCCAATACATGACTTTGAACAAGGTTCAGGACGAAAAGGGACATTGGGCTTCTTTTTGGGTTGTTTATGACGAACCAACATCTAGTCCAAATTACGAACCGAAGCCTGAAGAACCGAAGCCTAGTCAACCGGAGACTGGAAATCCGTACTTCGGTGAATCAGGCCCTATAACAAGGACTGACTTAACAAGTACTGATAACAAACGGTCAAGGTCTATCAATAAATACGACACTGACTTTGAGCAGTTCTGGACTGCCTACCCTCGCAAGACTAACAAGGGCTTTGCTCGTACCGTTTTTGGCAAGATCAAACCCAATGCCGATATGTTGAAAAAGATGATTGTTGCCATTGAGCAACAGAAGTCATCTGATCAATGGAAGGATCCTAAGTACATTCCTCATCCATCGACTTGGCTCAATGGTGAACGCTGGGAGGATGAAGCTACGGGTAAACCCTCTTTCAATCCGTTTGCCGGAGCTATCTAATGAAGGGTCATGCATCACTTATCCAAATGAGGATGAATGGCTTGAAACCGGAATGGGTTCACATCTATGACTATCCATGCAGAGTTGATTGGGAGGAATACCAAATGACCCCATCAGTCTGCGTAGATGGTGAATCGATAAAGACCCTTGATCTTAGATTCTTGATAAACATGAAAGTAGCGGTACACAGCCCGTCAGAGGAACGAGCAAAGGCATTGTTTGCAGCTTGTAAGCAGCACAAGGCCGAATTTGTGATTGGCTGTCATATCCAGACAGACCAACCGACTTGGAAACAAAACGGATGGACGGAAATTTTTAATGGCTAATATCATTGCAGATGAAATTGACTTTCGCATCTACATGCGAGAGACAGAGACAAAAACGAAGGTGAAGAAGGCATCTGATTACATTGAAACGATCAAGATGCGGTTACGAACTAAGAAAGACAACAAATTTGCAAAAATGCCCTGGTTCAAGACCCATGACAACTTTGAATTTCGCAAGGGTGAAGTGACCCTATGGTCTGGGCAAAACGGACATGGCAAATCATTGATGACTTCTCAGATAGCATTGTCATTGATTGGACAAAACGAGAAGGTTTGTATTGCGTCCTTTGAGATGAAGCCAGCTACTACCTTGCAACGCATGGCCCGTATGTGGGTAGGCTTGAATCCTTTCTCGCCTGAGTTCCAGCAGGAAAAAGGCATTGCAATGCTTGATGACTTGTATGACCAATTCGGTGGCTGGACTAATGACCACCTGTGGCTTTACGATCAGGTCGATACAGCAGATGCTGATGTTGTGATTGGCATGGCCCGTTACTGTGCCAAGGAATTGGGCATTTCCCATGTTTTTATTGACAACCTTGCCAAGTGCGTGAAGGGTGAAGATGACTACAACGGCCAAAAGTCTTTTGTTGATAACCTGACGGCCATTGCCAAGGATTACGACATTCACATCCACCTTGTCCACCACCTGAAAAAACCGGCCAATGAAAACACTGTGCCGGACAAACACGATAACAAAGGCTCTGGTGCGATAACTGACCTTGTTGACAATGTGATGCTGGTCTGGCGCAACAAACCCAAAGAGGATGACATCAAGGCCAATGGATCCTTGGGTCAGCGTTTAGCAGAGCCTGATCACTATCTCCTGTGCAGAAAGCAGAGGAACTACGAAGGATCTGGAGAGGGAGAGCCTACTGTCAAGCTGTGGTTCCACCGTGATGCCCAGCAGTACATTTCTGAGCCTGGAGACAGCCCTATGTGGTTTCCTAACTGGCCCCATGTTGCTACACCTTATTACAAATGACCAGAACTAAACAAATCCTCAACCTTTTAAAGCAAAGCCCTTTGACACGCAGACAGATTTTTGATCAAGCTGATGGCACTGTTGACCAGATCAAGTTTGCTGTCTACTACCTGACAAAAAAGAAGAAAATCATACAGAAAGGTTCATACATGGAACTAAGGGTAAACACTGATGACGGATTACAAGAACTGGAACAAAATCCCTCCCAACAGTCAGTTGGAAATTGCTAGAGCAAGAGAAATCTTCCACACCTGGGAGACTCTGCAAGACAAAGACAACTTGATGTTGCAAGTGAAGTCTTCAATCAAATGGTTTGATGAAGATGGTGTCAGACGAATTATGAATTACATAAAGGAAATGCGTGATGGAAAACTTGAATGATGTACCTGACGGCGCTTATGTTGCCCTACCAGCAGAGTTGATGGTCAATGTAATGAACACAATGGACTTGTGTGTTCAGGCGTTGCTAAAGATGGATCCCCAAAATTCCCATCAGAATGAATTAAAAAATTGTGCATTGGCATCAGCATATAGCTTGATCAATCAACATAACGAATTGCATTAAATGTTTAAATATATTTGGACTGAATTTTTGTTGATGATTAAAACCGTCACTCCAGCACAGGCCATAGCGCATGAATTGATCCATGCTGAACATGAGTTGCTGAAGGCTGAATCAGGGGTTGAATACGCTCAAGCCCTTGCCACTTTTAACCGCAACAGGATCAAGCGTCTTAAGGCATATCTTGCCGAACCCAAGGAGCCGACATGACTAAAGACACAGGTGGACCAGCGTTTCCGCATACGGTTGAGTACAAAGGTGCGGATTGTGGCGGGGTAGTGCCTCATGGCGGCATGACCCTGCGCGACTACTTTGCGGCTAAGGCCAGCGAGGAGGACATTAAAGCGCACCAAGAAGGCGGGGTGAAAGAGCAAGTTGTAGATGACCTAAACGGGCGAAAAAGGATAGTCCATTCCAATGTCTGGTACACACGAGAGCAAGCCAAGTACAGGTATGCAGAGGCCATGCTGAAAGCGAGGCAAGCATGATCAGGATGTGCGACACGGGTTATCGGGAATGCCCACGCCAGCCGGCTTGCGGCATGGACTGTTACTTCACCACGGCAGAGTTGGAAACCCGCAAGGTCAAGGCGTATCCGGCAGTGCCGGATGACATTGAGCCAGTGCCTCAGTCTTGGCAGGTGATTGGCAGTGTGTTGGTAGGCTTTGCGCTGGTGGTGCTGCTGGTGATAGCAGCGCTGTTTTTTCTAACGGGGCTTTGGGTTTGGAGTCTGCTGATATGAACTTTACAGACAAAGACTACGAGGATGCGCGGCGGCTGCAAATGGCTTGGCATCAGCACTATATGGGATGGGCAAAACCTGCTGGCAAATACAGCATCAAGCACCCTGTAGTTGCCGCCGCATTGATTTTTTATGTAATTGGCTTTTTGATTGGCTATGGGGTGGGGAAGATATGAAAACAATTATTGAAATGGCGCGTGAGGCAGGCATCAGGGACTGCACTTGTGACGGCGCAAGGGGTTGCCTTGAAGCCTTTGCCGCCCTTGTCCGTGCCGATGAACGTGAAGCGTGTGCAAAGGTGTGTGATGAAGTTGGGCAGCACCCATCGCTAACACCACGGCATTGCGCTGAAGCCATCCGAGAAAGGGGGAACACATGACCCCACTCATCAAAGAAATGGTCAAGTTAGTCTCAATAGCAGACCTAGACCCGACTCAAATGCACTGGTTTGATGTGACGGGAGCCATCAAGGAATACATTGGCTACGACCAGCGTAAATACTTACTGCATCCAGCGCCCTATAAGAACATGATGCTTTGCGGCAAGACAGAGCAAGGCGACTTTATGCTATCGGTGTTAGCAGAGCCAGCGGCAACTATTGTGACGGGTTGGATTCTAAAGCCAAACGGATATAAAAAACTTGGGTCTTTTTTATTTGCCGAACACAATGGAGAGCCAAAGACGGGCGAAATTGACAAGCCAATTGACCCGCAAGACCAATCAATGATGTGCGCGATTGTGGCGATGTTTTACGCCTCATTGGATATAAGAGTTGAAGCGTATGTCCCAACAGCAAAGGACACATTCACAAACCGCCGCAAGATTAAAGAAGGCAAGTTGCCTTCATACGACTGGCACACGATTGTCATTGAGCCGCCGAAGCAAAGTCAAGATTATAAGGGAGGGACTCACGCAAGCCCTCGCAGACATCAAGCCAGAGGCCACTGGCGCACATACAAGTCCGGCAAGCGCGGCTGGGTTAAAGAGTGCTGGCGCGGTGATGCAAGCAAAGGCGCGGTGTTTAAAGATTATGAATTTAAGGGGAACACATGACCAAAGACGAAGCATTGAAGCTGGCGCTTGAGGCGCTGGAAAGCGTTTTAGATGATTCTCCAAAAGTTCTGGATGCGTCTATTTCGGGCGGCTTGTACGAGGTTGTTCAATGCCGCGAAGCCATCACCGCCATCAAAGAAGCCTTGGCACAGCCAGTGCAGGAGCCTGTAGCGTGGGAACAGTTTCATGAGCATTTGGTGGAGCGCAACTTCTGCCCGAGATGCGGCAAGCGCACTGCTGACCTGACCACGATTCACACATGCACACCACCACAGGAGAACACATGAGCCGCATAGAAGAAGATGACGATACCCAGGTTTACAAGAAACCTTGGGTAGGGCTGACGGATGAAGAGCGCTTGATGGTCTTGAAATTTATAGACCCACGAACCGTTAGGCTTCCACTGGGATTTAAGCAAATTGCCGAATCAATTGAACAATTGTTAAAGCAGAAAAACGCATGACAATACAAAGTGCAGCCAACAACGGGGCTTTTCACGGATTTCCCCATTTGTTGGTAAGTACGTCAAACGCTGGCGGCAATGGCGTGACTGCTGGAGAGACAGCACTTTGGCCGTTTCCTAAATACGATAAAAATGGAGTGATCATCATTCCTGCTGTAAAGCCAAAACCTGTTTTTGATTTGTCAAAGTGTGAAGAGGCATTGTTTTGAAACTCATAAGGCATTGAAATGTTTAGAACAAACTTTTTTGTATCAGGAATGCCTGTAGGTAAACAAAGGCCCCGATTTCGCAGACAGGGAAACTTTGTCAGAACCTACACCGCACCTAAGACAGCAAGCTATGAGGATGAAGTAAAAGTAGAGTGCAGGACTGCAATGGAGAACGAGCCGCCTTTGGAGACTCCTGTGGTGGTTTGTTTGTACATCATGTACCCAGTACCAGCGTCTTATTCCAAAAAACGCACAAAGGATTGCCTGGACAATCTGGAGCGTCCAACTAAGAAGCCTGATATCGACAACATAGCCAAGTCCATCACTGATGCCATGAACGGGATTGCCTACAAAGATGACAGTCAAATTGTCTCCATGCATTTGACCAAGGTGTATTCACAGACTGCTGGGGTACACATCTACATTTCGGAAGAATTACCATGATTGAAGTAATTGAAAACCCATACGATTACGAAAAGCCTGAATGGTTAACAGAGAAAGAGCGACAGATCCGGCGTGATAAACGAGCTAAGGCTTTGGGCCGTCCTGTAGGCAAATGGGGTGGTCACCGTCCTGGTGCTGGCCGTCCAAGGGTCAGAAATTACGACTTCATGGTCGGCATATCAATGACCAATGTTCAAAGAATGTTGTTATTGGAGATGGGTAAGGGCAATCTTGCTGATGGTGTAAATGCATTGATCAAGGAATATTTATGAATGAAATCGATCCACTTTTGGCCGTTAATTTTTTACAGTTGACAGCGCCTAGGTTTAGCCAAGCTAAGGCTGAAAGAACTTTTCTTGAGAATTACCTGAAAACAATCAAATCCCGTTTGATGCAGGAATCAGACAGCAAATCATTGGGAGACAGGGAAGCTTACGCATATGCCCATGAAACTTATGTTGAGCAATTGAGAGGATATAAACAGGCCATTGAAGAAGAGGAGCGTTTAAAATGGTTGATGACAGCAGCACAAGCAAAGATCGAAGTCTGGAAAACTCTTGAGTACACAAAACGCGCAGAACTGAAAAACCTGTGAGTAAGATTACTAAATCAGCCAGAGATGAAGCCTGTACCCTAAACCTACGGGGTGTCTGCAATTACGATCCGGCCACAGTGGTCTGGGCCCATAGCAATCAAGCCATGCATGGCAAGGGCATGGGGTTGAAAGCAAAGGATGAATATGGGGCTTATGCTTGCTATCCATGCCACATGACCTATGACAGACAAAAAAGCAGACCAAAGGACATGCCATTGAGTGAAGTTGATGAAGCTTTTATAATGGGCATGATGAGATCTAGGAAAATATTGAAAGACAAGGGGCTGATATGAAAGACGAATATGGTGAATTCATCCTTACCCTGCTCCACGCAGCCACCAACACCCACATCTTGCATCTACGCAGCAAAAGCTACGCCGAACACATGGCACTTGGTGCTTTCTACCAGGCATTACCCGACCTTGTCGATGTGGTGGTTGAATCCATACAGGGCCTACAAGAGACATTGATCGACTACCCTGTGGACTACTACCCACCGGCAGACACTGGCTTAGAGGAGCTACGAGCTTTGAAAGCATTTGTTGCAGAAGAAAGAGCAGAGATGCCTCAAGACAGTGAAATACAAAACAGCATTGATGCAATTGCAGACCTGATAGACTCCACGATCTATAAACTCAAATTTTTAAAATGAGTTGCCATAGAATTTAAGGGGGGTGTCTTTCAAAAGCGCCTCCCTATTTTTTTGATGGGGGGGGTGGTCTGAAATTTGGCAGGATTCCTGGCCTAAACATTCACTTTTTTGACCCCAAACTAGGGGTAAACCCTTAGTCACTAGGGGTAAACCCGTACAAAAACGGCATAAGCATGGGGCATTTTTGACGATACGCCATTAATCGGCCCAGAATCGTTTTAATCCGTTCAAGCTACCATTCCCCCAAATTACCCAAAAACACGTTCAAAAGCCCGTTAAACCCTCGCATAATCGATTTATAGGCATTCCCGACAATGCATGCCATTGATTGATTGATCCACTAGCAATAGGCGTGACTTTTCCGGCCCGATATGGGCCATTTTGGGCGCACCAATGCAAAAAGCCCCGATACAGTGCCCGTTATGGGTTAACCGTATCAGGGCTAATGCCTGACAAACTGTGTAGCGCCACCAGGGCGCAAAGCTTAGGTTTTTACATGCTATCCGTTCAAGTTTTCCATAATTTGCAGAGCTAGCGTTAAATCATCAATTGCTTCGCTAACATTGCCTTTTTTTAGCTCATAGAGTGCGAAGTGCAATATTTGCTCTACTGTGTCAAATGTTGGAACGTGCAGATCAATCATAAAAAACCCCTTAAATTTGTTTCATCATAAAAACGGATGCTGCTTTTTTCTTTGACGTTCCATGTACGGGAAAGCCCACAATAGTGCTTCGATCCGATTTTTGGCAAAGCTGACAAGTAGCGCATGAAACATCGTTTTTATATGTTGCTGGGCATGTCACCAGAGTGTTACCGGCTTTAGTTTTTAGGGTTTTGGGTAGACCCTCAGGCATGATAGTTACAACCGGCCCGATATCCAATGCCTTAAATTGATCCGCTTGCTCGAATGATTCCGCGCTTAGATTTACGGTAAAACCGTGTTTATTGGCTAGCTTGATGAAATGGGCATTTTTGCCGTTTTCGGGTAAATAGTGCGTATAGGTAAACCCTTTCTTACCCCTATTCGCTAGGATCAATTCTGACAATTTCAGGGAATCAAGCACTACACCATTCCCGATTAAGTCACCGGCTTGGTTATGTCGCCACAATTGGTTTTCAGGCAATGCCTTTATGGATCCTAAGAATTCGGGCCATTGTGAGCCCCGTTCTCCATTGGTGACTTTTTGCCAATGTAAGGCTAATGGGCCGGATCCGGCATAACATCCGTTTGATTTAAGCCCACAATTATCGGGGCAGTTTTTGAATGAGCTAGTAGATACGGGAATGGGGCCCGTTTTAACATTTGATGATTTAATAGTTAAATGAGTTAACATGCTATTACCCTTTCATTAATATAGATTTTGCAATATCGGCGCCACTATTACGGCCTATCCAGCCACCGCCAAATAAACCATATGCAGTTTTCTCAATTATTATTTGATTTTCACCCCATGTCAGAATAATAAAGCTTTTGCCATTGTTTAATGCTTTGACAATATTGGCTTTCAATGTAGTTTTGCTGGGTTTATGAGAATAATTAATTTCAAGCATATAAGACTTATTTAGTGAGAATATCAAAGAAAGAAAGTAAATAAATAACGCCTAAACCGGTCAATATAATTGCGCCTAATATGTCTGAGAATATTTGTTTCATGCGAATTGTTCCAGTAAATAAGCTTCGATCTGGTGAATTGTTGCTGGGTTGATGATGTCGTAGCACTCTAAGGGGCCGCCATTGAGAAACAATGTATTGACTGTGACAATGGCCGGATAAGCCGGATCGATGTCTGTAGCTGGCTCTGCTGGCTCATAGTCGCATAGACCGGTGAACGTGTGACCGTTAATGTCAGCTTCAAAGTGTTTGTCGTACATGATGATGCGCTCCTAGTGGTGGTGAAAAAAAGATAGAACACTAAGAATAACGCCGATGCATAGGCATTGATATCGGTGAAAACCCTAGGTTTATGCAAATAATCGGGCAGTGTTTTTATAAGTAACTTGATTTTAAGCATTTCAAGTCATATGGAAACCGTAGAGCTAGACCCTAGAACGGCGCACTGTCCTGGTGACATGCACAAGCCCGATGCACAAGCTGAGACAAAAGAAAAAGAAAGATAAACCTAGGGCATGCTTTAGCTTCGCACCATAGGGAAAAGGCTAAGACACTAGTAGAGCTAGATCAAGTCATTAGCACCAGCTCAGTCATTAACACCACCACACAAACAAACATCAAATAAGAACAAATGATCGGGCTCCCGTTAGTCTTTTTCCTACGCTCCACCCCCATAGGCTAAATTTGGCGCGGCATAAGGGAGGGGGGTAGGGCTGGAACGGATTAAAACGATTCTGGGCCGATTAATGGCGTATCGTCAAAAATGCCCCATGCTTATGCCGTTTTTGTACGGGTTTACCCCTAGTGTT